CATGCGTACTACCAGAAACTGGTTACTCGAGCATCCTAATTCCTATCGCGAAACACTGATGATCATACAATGGTCAACTTGGGAAAGACAAGAATGGCTTATCGATGGTGAGTACTTCCAAGTTAATGCCAGCGGTATTGATATAGTGCCCGAACCGTACCAAGAAAAGTATAAGCATTTTGTGGTTGGTATTGATTACCACCAGGTAAAAGAACAGGCACACGAAGATATATGGAATTTCCATCAAGAGCTTAACCTATTAGGTATTCGACATATTTTCTTCAACGGTAATAATACTTTCCAAGGTATCGCCGCAGATCGTCAGAAATCCTGGGGAACCAGCTATATTAAACCATATGATCAAACAGGATCCTATCACGAGTGGCTAAAAAACAACGGTTTCGAAACGGTTGCCCCAGATTCTTGGCATTATGGTGAAGAAGCTCATAGTGCATGGGCACGGTTTATGCTACAATACATTGTACAAAATAAACTGGTGTAAAAATGAAATATCTACTAATTGATACTGCGAATATGTTTTTTCGTGCCCGCCATGTGGCTTTTAGAGCGAGCGATGACTGGGAAAAGATTGGCTATGCACTACATATTACCTTAAGTGCTGTAAACAAAGTAGCACAGCGTTTCGGTGCAGATCATGTGGTATTTGCATTAGAAGGACGTAGTTGGCGTAAAGATATATATGCACCTTACAAGCGCAATCGCTCTGATGCTCGTGCTGCACAAACAGAAAAAGAACAAGAAGAAGATCGACTGTTCTGGGAAACATTTGATAACTTGACTAAATACTTGCGTGAACAGACTAACTGTTCCGTTATCAGACACGAAAACGCCGAAGCCGACGATATTATTGCACGTTGGATCGCACTACATCCCCAAGATCATCACGTAATTATTTCAAGCGATACAGACTTTGTTCAGCTATTAGCTGATAATGTCGATCAATATAACGGTATCACTGACGAATTACTAACTGTCCGAGGGATATTTGATGCCAAAGGCCGCCCAGTAATTGACAAAAAAACCAAAGAGCCAAAAATTATACCAGATCCTAAATGGTTATTATTCGAAAAATGCATGCGTGGTGATTCCAGCGACAATGTATTTTCGGCTTATCCTGGCGTCCGTGTTAAAGGTACGAAGAACAAAGTTGGACTTACTGAAGCATACGAAGATCGCGAAAAGCAAGGATATGCTTGGAACAATCTTATGCTACAGCGTTGGACTGATCACGAAGGGCAGGAACATCGTGTATTAGATGATTATGAACGTAACCGTCTATTAATTGATCTAACTGCACAGCCTGTTGAAATTAAACAACAGGTGGACCAAGCCATACAGGAACAAATTAGTCATAAAGATATTGGCCAAGTTGGTATTAGATTTATGAAATTTTGTGGCAAATATGAATTGGTTAAAGCCAGTGAATCAGCTGAACAGTACAGCCGCTGGCTTAATGAAACTTACAAAGGAGTATTAGATGATCGTAGCAAAACCAGTAGTTCCGAATCAGTTTTGGATTCTTAAAGAGGACGATCGTAAGGTTGGCAATATCGAAGCAGGGCCCGATGGATTCTCTGTTAAGATTAATAATCAAGTTCAAAGTTACAAAAGTATTAACACACTTAAAAAGAAAGTTTCCATTGATTTTGAACCTGCTGTAAAAAAACATAAATCAACAGCAGCAGACTTAGTACATGGATACTCAACTAAGGGTCGTGCCTATAATGCTGTATTTGATGTTAAACATCAAGTGCCTCTTTGGACTAAAGAGCCACGTAGCAAGAGTTGGTATGCAGCCGGATGGTATCGTGTTAAACAAGGTAGACATTGGGAAACTGTATTTTGTCCTAAGTTAATTACATTACAACGCTATCCATATTCTGGACCATTTTATACAGAGGATAAGGCCAATGAGCAGCAGTGAATCAAGTTCTAATTCCGTTAATATTTTTACACCCAGATATCGCAAATTAATCATTCCGCTCAATGGCGGACATGAGATGAGTGTCACCTTTACCGAACAGGAAGATGGCAGATGGGCAGCAGTACTTCCAGATGAAGCAATGACGCAGATGAAAGGCGACTTTGTTAAAATGTTTACCGAAGATGGATTTCGGTTAGACCACGATAAATTTCTTGAAATTAGAGAGGCGTAATATGAGTAATGTTTTTAGAGACCAAGCCAAGTTTATGCGAGCATGTGATCAAACTGTAGGTACCTTTAATAAGAAACAGTTTGATTTATATGTCAGTCTTATTGCCGAAGAAACCGGCGAGTTAGCAGATGCTATCAACGATAACAACCGTGTAGAAATTTTAGATGCACTATTAGATAT